GACAACATCCCGATCCAGCCACGGCGCAAACCGTCGCCAACATGGTTTTTTGCGGGCAAACACAAGACACAATCTGCCGCGTTTTGAAAATGGGCATGGATACGCTTTACAAACACTACAAGCACGAGCTCGAAACAGGCCAGCATGCGATGGTGCAGAAAATCGCCGGATCCCTAGCACAGCGAGCATTGGCGGGCTCAGATACCGCAGCCATTTTCCTGCTAAAAACTAGGGGCGCGGGCAAGTTTACGGAGCGGCAAACACTTGACGTCAGCGTAGAAGTCACCCACAAGTCGGAGCTCGTGACCGAGCTCGCGGGCATGATCGGGCGTGGCATCACGATAGACGCAGAGCCGGAAAAAAAAGAGGGCGCATAGCGCCCCCAAATGTCAGCACATTGCTAGATTTTTAGGCTGCGACAGGCTCCGCAATATGCGCCCGCGTCTCTTCGCTGTAAGCAATCGCGTCTTCATGCGCCATGCGGCACGCCATGCTCGCCACGTCGGCGCCTAGATCGTTGCGCATGGGCATAACTAAGGCGAGCACGCCAATAGTGTTGTCCGTGATCACCGTCGGGAACTCGCCGCGCATATGTATGCGGATGGCGTGCTGGTCGGCCGCCTTTTTGGACAGGTTGCGCGCGATGGAGAGCGCCTCGCATGCGTCGGCCAGATACTGAGTGTTGAGCACGGCCGGCACATGCTCGCCTACGTCTTCAGCTTTAGGGACGACGCGGCGCCATTCAGGGAAACGGCCGTCGAGCGCCTCACCTGTCACCTTGCCAATAGGTGTTGCAATTGTGATCGTATTGGCGTCAATAGTGATGACGACATCAACGGCGCCTAACATCTTGCCGCGAGCGTAGTCGCCCGTGAATTGCTTCAGCGCCGCATCAATGGTGGCGTTCGGCACGATGACAGACGCGCAGTCTGACTTGACGCCGCGCGCATTGGCTACGAACAGACGGTGGCCATCGGTCGCAACCACCTTGCCCGCGGCCGTGTCTAGGTAGACGCCTTGCAGATAGCTGCGAATATCTTTTTCGGCCGTGTGGGTACGGGCGGCGCGCAGGGTGGCGAGGGATACCGAAACTGTATAGTCGTTCATTTGTGCTGTCTCCATTGATGTTGATTTTTCGCGATAGCGTTAAATGCGCTGAAATATTTCAAGGCGTTTCTGTAGTCATCACAGCGCACCTTGTCGTAAATCTCTCCGCTAGAACTGCGGAGCGTCACAGTTATCAATCCGCTGTGATATTGCTGCTCGAATGTAGTGCTCCATCCGTTTGCATGATGCTTAAATTTTTCGCGAATGCTTTTCATGTTTCGTCCGCCTTTATTTCGTCGAGCATATGCTGCGCAATTTCGTGCCAGTTAACATCTTGCAAAAATGCGCGGGCATAGTCTGCCGCTAACCCCTCGACTGTGGCGCACTCAAAAAGCACTTGATCGGCATAGTCAGACAATCCATCAGCCAATGCTTGTACATTTTCGGGGTCGAATCCGCTGAAATAATCGGACTGGTCGAATCCGTCGAAAATTTCTAGATTTACTCGCCATGTGGCGTAGTTCGTCCACCCGTTGTAACGCTTGTCGCTATCGTTAATCGTGTATCCCATGTGTGCTGTCTCCGCTGTTTAGTTATCGAACGAATACAGATTAACGCAAGCGGATTGCGTGTCAATACTTATGAAACATTAAATTTTTGTAATGTTCTATCGAACGCAATATGCGCCAAGATGTAACGTGGCGAGCAGGTACCATCGGAGGCCGGTAGGCTGACCGGCAATTGACGCAAACGGGGGGCGGGCGGGCGCACGTTTTTGACGGGGGGGGTGTAGGGTCCCATCTGCGGTATTCACCCTCCGGGTCCCCCGCTACTTTTTGCAACGCTACCGACTTGTGTTATTCTCGTTACATGCTTTATACCGGCGCGGGGCCCCTACCCCAACACACTTACTGTTATGTGGAGCCTCATACCTTTGGCAACGCTGAGTGGCTACGGGTAGCGTGGTTTGGGTTGGTATCTCATCCCGGCAGGACTTGGGGCTGTCATGTGATGTTGGAGTGCGGGGCGGTGTACCGGAACGTACCGTTTCACAAACTTGCACACAAACCCACAGGGACCCCTTGGGACCCCAGCGACGCTCAGACATGGGATTGTTACGGCATTCATTTCAGCGCGACCGAGTATCCGTTTTTGGAAGGGACCCGTATTCGCACTCGGCTACGATCCAAGCAGGAGCACATAGGGACGTACATGTTCACGGTGATTCCGATGTTGGATGGCTTTAGTGCGGAGCCTGAGCAGAGCAAGGAGTTTTACTTCATCAAACTAGACAACGGGCGTTTTACGGCGCAACCTACGAATCATTTGTTGGTACAGGACAAGTCGTTTATTACCGAGTCGTCTTGGCCCAAGTTAAGTCGTCAAACTAGCATTTGGAGTGTTGACCATGGCAGCGAAGAGTAAGGTAAACGCGGCGGGCAATTACACGAAGCCTGAGATGCGCAAGAAGTTGTTCAACGAGATCAAGGCGAGTGCCACTCAGGGCACGGCAGCGGGGCAATGGTCAGCTCGCAAAGCTCAGTTACTGGCTAAGCGGTACAAGGAAAAGGGCGGCGGGTACAGGGATTAACCATGAAACCCTCACAAAAGTCACTTAAAGACTGGACCGTTCAAGAGTGGCGAACCAAATCTGGCAAGCCCTCATCGAAGACGGGCGAGCGTTATCTTCCGAAGGCGGCGATTGATTCGCTTTCCCCGCAGGAGTATGCGTCTACGACGAGGGCCAAGCGCGAGGGCAAGGCCAAGGGCAAGCAGTTTGTTCCCCAGCCCTCAAAGATTGCCAAGAAGACTGCGCGTTTCCGTTAAGTATGAGCCAACCGGCCACGAAACCGGCCATGCAGAAGCCGTTGACGCAGAAGGAGCTGATTAAGAAGCTCAACGAGTTATCTGTTGAGGACTTAGAGGCTCTCCTCGCGCACACCAAATGGGAGCAGTCTCGGCACAAGCATCAGGTTCCTCCGGGCGGCTTATGGACGGTGTGGTTGATGTTAGCGGGTCGTGGTGCGGGCAAGACTCGTGCGGCGGCGGAGTGGACTTGGTGGGAGGCGTATCAGAATCCTGAGACTCGTTGGTTGGTGTGTGCGCCGACTTCTGCGGACATTAGAGACACTTGTTTTGAGGGTGATTCGGGGTTAATTAGTGTCATTCCGGAGAAGTTGGTTAAGGAGTACAACCGTTCGCTTTCGGAAATCATTTTGGTTAACGGGTCGCTCATCAAGGGCATATCGGCGGAGACGCCGGATCGGTTGCGTGGTGGTCAGTGGCATGGTGCGTGGACGGACGAGTTAGCGGCGTGGCAATACGACCAAGAGGCGTGGGACATGATTATGTTTGCGCTTCGATTGGGCAAGCATCCGCGTATTGTGGCGACGACGACACCGAAGCCGAAGGCATTGATTCGGGATTTGATTGAGCGTGACGGGGCGGATGTTCACGTTACGAGGGCATCGACTTACGAAAACATTGCCAATTTGGCTCCGACGTTCCAGCAGCAGTTGTTGAAGTTTGAGGGTACGACGCTTGGTCGGCAGGAGATTCACGCTGAGGTATTGAATCCTGAGGATCAGGGGATTATTCGGCGTTCTTGGGTGAATTTGTGGCCAGCGAAGAAGCCGTTGCCGGTGTTGGAGCACATAGTGATGTCGTTGGACACGGCATTTACGGAGCAGACGCGGGACAAGAAGACTTCTGACGCGGACCCGAGTGCGTGTGTGGTGTTGGGATTATTCCATCAGGACGACAAGCCGAACATTATCTTGCTGGATTGTTGGGAAGATCGGTTAGGGATGCCTGATTTGATCAAGCGGATTCATCGGGAGCGTGAAGTTTATTACGGTGGGGAGGAGCAGCGGCCTGTAATTCGTCCTTTGGTGGGTCCGAACCGTACTCAGGGCTTTGGTCGGCGTCCGGACACGATTGTGATTGAGGACAAGGGCAGCGGAATCAGTCTTCGGCAGTTATTGACTCGCGAGGGCATCATTGCGCATGCGTACAACCCCGGAAAGGCGTCGAAATTGACTCGTTTGCACATGGTTTCTCATCTTTTTGCGAGTGGGATGGTGTGGTTTGTGGAGTCTGAGAAGCGCAGGGGGCAGGCTAGGAGCTGGGCGGAGCCGCTTTTGTATCAATTGTGTGCATTTTCGGGTGAGGGAAGCATTCGACACGACGATTTGATGGATGCGTGCACACAGGGATTACGTTTCTTGGCTGACAGGGATATGATAAGTGTGAGCAAACCCAAGCCGTTGCAACCGAGGCTGATTGTGAACGAGCGGCCAAGAGGAAACCCGTATGGCGTCTGACAGTGAAAACACGATTAAGGGTGCCCAAGAGGAATTGGGCGAGATGTTTGAGCTGCCCGAGGAGGCAGCGGAGGTTGAGGACACTGAGGACGGCGGTGCGATAGTCATTCTTGAAGAAGAGTCTGTTGTTTCTGTCAAGGAGATGGAGTTTTACGCCAATTTGGCTGAAGAGTTGCCCGAAGGCGACATGGATGAGTTGGCGCAGAGCTTGGTGGGGTTGATTTCAAAGGACAAGGAAGCGCGAAAGAAGCGCGACGAGCAGTATGAAGAGGGGATTCGACGGACGGGACTTGGAGATGATGCACCGGGCGGCGCTTCGTTTCAGGGTGCAAGTCGAGTTGTGCACCCCATGCTCACGGAAGTCTGCGTGGACTTCTCTGCCCGCGCTATTAAGGAGATTTTCCCTGCTGAGGGGCCTGCGAAAGATCACATTGTTGGGGAAGACACGGCTGAAAAGGTAGCCAAGGCGCAGCGTAAGACGCGGTATTTGAACTGGCAGTTGACCCAGCAGATGCCGGAGTTTCGGGCCGAGTTGGAGCAGTTGCTCACTCAGGTTCCGCTTGGTGGCGCACAGTATTTGAAACTTTCTTACGACGCGAACAAGAAGCGTCCGGTGCCTCTTTTCATTGGCATCGATGACATTTACCTGCCGTATGCGGCAACGAACTTTTATTCTGCCGAGCGCAAGACTCACGTTCAGTATGTGACGGAGATTGAGTATCTCCAGCGCGTGCGTTCTGGGATGTACCGGGATGTGGAGTTAGCGCCGACGACGGCTGACCCTGATGTATCGCGCAGTGAGAAGGCGAACAACAAGATTGAGGGTCGTGACGACGGGGCGTATGACGTTGACGGGTTGCGAACGATTTTTGAGGTTTACGCGATTGCGGACCTTGAAGAAGAGTATGGGTTAGCGCCGTACATCATTTCGATTGACAAATCGACCGGCAAAGTTTTGAGCATTTACCGCAACTGGCAGGAGAGCGATCCTACTTTTGAGGAGATGCAGTGGATCATTGAGTTCCCGTTTGTGCCGTGGCGTGGTGCGTATCCGATTGGCATCCCGCAGATGATTGGCGGCATTTCGGCAGCGGCTACGGGTGCTTTGCGTGCGTTGCTTGACAGTGCACACATTGCGAACTTCCCCGGCATGTTGAAGTTGAAGGGTGGCCGCGAGGGTGGTCAGTCTGAGCGCATTGATCCGACTGAGGTGAAGGAGATTGAGGGTGGTGCGTTCAGTGACGATATTCGCAAGATTGCGATGCCGTTGCCGTTCAACCAGCCTTCGGAGACGTTGTTCCGGTTGCTTGGCTTTTTGATTGATGCGGGTAAGGGCGTTGTTCGCACTACCTTGGAGGACATTGCCGACAATCAGGGCAACATGCCGGTTGGCACCCAGTTAGCGCGAATTGAGCAGGGCATGATTGTATTCAATGCAATTCACGCTCGGCTGCACGATGCGATGGGTCGCACGCTGAAGGTTCTGCATCGTATCAATGCGATGTATTTGGAGAACGAGGAGGTCAAGGACGAGACTGGCGAGTTGCTGGTCAAGCGGTCTGACTTCTTGGGCCCGATGGATGTGGTTCCGGTTTCGGACCCCAACATTTTCTCTGAAGCGCAGCGATTTGCTCAGGTTCAGGCGCTTAGTCAGCGTGCAGCGGCTCTTCCGCAGGTTTACAACATTCGCAAGGTTGAAGAGCGCATTTTGAAGCAGTTGCGCATTCCGAATGTTAAGGAGTTGCTGATACCTGCTCCTGAGCCCAAGGAGATGAATGCGGTCAACGAGAACGTGGCTGCGTCTTTGGGTCGTCCGATTACTGCATTTCCGGAGCAGGATCATCTTGCGCACTTGCAGGTGCATTTGGACTACCTGACTTCTCCGATTCTGGGCAGTTCGATGTTGATGGCCCCGCAGTTTATTCCGTTGGTTTTGAATCACATCAAGGAACACATTGCGCTGTGGTATGCCACGCATATTTTTGAGGTGGCTTCTTCGGCTGCGGGTCAAGACATCAGCGAGTTCCAGAAGATCAAGAGCACGGAAGTGAAGAAGGAGTTGGATCAGCTTCTGGCGGCGACGAGTCAGCGTGTTGTTCCGGATGCGGCGCGGGCCTTTGGTGCTATTCCGCAGATCGTTCAGCAGGCTGTTGGCATGTTGCAGCAGTTGCAGGGCATGAGCGCCCCGCAGGATCCGAAGGTACAGGCTCAGATGGCCGAAGTGCAGCGCAAGGCGTCGGCAGATCAAGCCAATATCGCGGTCAAGCAGGCCGAGTTGCAGTTGGCGCAGGCCAAGTTGCAGCGTGAGGTTCAGGACTCTGCCCAGCGTCAAGAGACGAATATGCAGCGCGAGATGGTCAAGCAGGACCGGCTGGATAAGCGTCAGGCGGCGGAACTTGAGGTCAAGTTGGTTACGAACCGTGAGGACAACGATACGGCGAAGCAGATTGCCGCGATGGAAACGATCACGGGTGAGAAGGTTGGGGTTTCGACGGGTACAGGCATTAATCCTTAAGAGGTGATTTATGGCAAACGACTATATGAACCAGCACAAGATGATGGCCATGGGTGTCAACGTGTCTGGTCAGAAGATGGTGAATGGTAGCCCTAAGAAGGGCATGGACATGGGTCCGAAGGGGGTAAAGGGCGACCCCAAGGCAACGCCCGCATTGATGAGTCAGGGGAAGAAAAACGCATGATTGAAAGATTGATAGACGAGTTGGAGTTGGCCAAGGCTCGCGTTGCACACGACGCGATGAAGCGGCAACTAGATGGTAAGGATGCTCGTTTTGAATATGGCAAGGCAGTGGGCACTTACGCCGGGTTGCAGGCCGCAATTAACTACATCAATAGTCTTCTCACAGAGCAGGAAGAAGACGAAGAGGATTTTTAAATGACTTCTAATGAGGCTTTTCCTAGTGTAGAGCCGGGTTTGATTCCTTTTGGATCTCGCGTACTGGTGCAGATTCGTACCGCCAAGAAAACGTCTGAAGGCGGCATTATTTTGCACACTGAAACCCGTGAGACTGAGGTTTGGAACACTCAGATTGCCAAAGTGATCACGCTTGGTCCGTTGGCGTTTAAGAACCGCAATACGATGGAATCGTGGCCGGAAGGGTCATGGTGCAAGCCGGGGGAATTTGTACGAGTTCCCAAGTACGGCGGAGATCGTTGGAAGGTGCCGTTTGGCAAAGACGGGCAAGAGGAAGCTCTGTTCGTTATTTTCAACGATTTGGACATCGTAGGCGGGGTGGTAGGCGATCCGCTTGCCATCAAGGCTTTTATCTGAGGTGATCCATGGCTACTGAAAAACTGACTGAAAGTGATGAGGCCCCAGAGGCCGAAGAATATTTAGTTACAGAAACTCCTCCTGAGGCTCAGGCTGAATCCGATGCCCCGGAGCAGGAGGCGTCTGCTGAAGAAGAGGCAGATGACGAGCGTTTGGCTGATTCGGACGATGACGATGAAGATGATCGTCCTAATGGTCGTCGCGCTCTAACTTCAGAGGAAAAGCGTGCCCAGCGCCAGCAGCGGAAGTTCCGCCGAAAGGCTGCGATTGAGCACAAAGAGCGTGAGTTGGCTTTCCTTCGGGCTGAGAACGAAGAGTTCAAGAAGCGTCTTCAGGTTGTCGAAAAGCAAGCCACGCAGTTCAATATCAACACGGTTGACCAGCGGCTGAATGAGGCTTTGAACGAAGCCAACATGGCTGAACGCATCATGGCAAAGGCCATTGAGCAGGGTCAGGGCGAGGACGTCACCAAGGCATTGCAGATTCGCGATGCGGCGTTGGAGCGTGCCCGTCAGTTGAAGGCGGCTAAGGAACAGGTTGAGAATTCGCAGCCCTCCAAGCCACAAAAAAACCCTCGTATTGCGGCGTATGCCAAAGAGTGGGTTGATGCTAACAATTGGTACGACCCGTCTGGCAAGGACGAGGATTCAGCCATTGTTAAGGTCATTGACCAACGCTTGGCAGCGGAGGGTTATAACCCCGCAACCGAGGAATACTGGGTTGAGTTGGACAATCGGGTGGCCCGCAGGCTTCCCCATCGTTACGGAGAAGACGCTGTGGAAAAACCAAAAGCCGCGCCAAAACGCGGTGGTCCGCCGGTTGGTGGTAAGCGCGAATATGCTGCGCCATCGACCCGAAAAGAGATCTATATCAGCCCTGAACGCAAACAGGCACTTATTGATGCAGGAGTCTGGGATAACCCTGACTTGCGTCAGAAGTACATTAAGCGTTATGCTGAGTATGACCGAAATTCTTCTTCTCGCTAAACAAGGGAGCGAGTTATGAGCGATGAAAGGCTGAAAAAGGTATTTGGCGAGGGTCGTGAAAACCGGACTGCGTATGATCGCGCAGCAACTGAGAACCGTGAGTTATCAGATGACGACCGCGTTGAAATGTTCCGTCAGCAGTTTATTCAGGCCGCGTTGCCTGATCTGCCGAAAATTCCGGGTTACCACACTTGCTGGTTGACCACGACGAATCCTAGAGACTCCATTCAGGCACGTATTCGGCTTGGTTATGAGCCGATCAAGCCCGAAGAGGTTCCCGGTTGGGAATATGCTTCGATTAAGACTGGAGATTGGCAGGGTTTCATCGGTGTCAACGAGATGCTTGCTTTCAAGCTTCCGATTTCGCTGTACAAGAGGTACATGCAGGCGGTGCACTTCGATGCCCCCAATCAGGAAGAAGAGCGGCTGCTTAGTGCGACTGAAGGCATGCGTGAGCAGGCTGAACGCGCTGGGTCCAAGTTGGTCGAGGGTGACGGCATGTCGGCAATTCGGGAATCGTCCAAGTTGCGTGCTCCGCAAGAGTGGTAACTTGGTTATCTATTTTCAGAGGATATAATCATGCCTTCGACCAGTGCAGCGTTTGGCTTGCGTCCGGTCTTTCATCCGAGTGGGATTATCCGTCCTACCGCGATGACGATTGAGTCCGGATACGGGTCCAACATTCTTCAGTTCCAGCCGGTTTACATTGGCGCTAGCGGTACTATTGAAGCCGCCGCCGCCACTGAGGCCGCTATTGTCGGTACTTTCATGGGTGTCGAGTTCACCGATACCGATGGTCGCCGTCGCGTCAGCAACAAGTGGACCGCCTCTACGTCGGCCACGGACATCGTTGCTTATGTGACGACCGATCCGGCTATCGTGTACGAGATTCAGGCGAACAGCTCGCTTGTGATCACGGACATCGGTGCTCAGGCCGATTTCGCTAGCGTCACTGCTGGCAGCACCACGACTGGCCTCTCTGCGGCCATGCTTGATGCCGCTCAGAAGACGACTTCCGGTAACGAAATTCTGCGTATCGTTAATCTCGGCACCGAGATCGACAATGCGTGGGGTGACGCTTACACCATCGTTCAGGTCCAGATCAGCCAGCACCAGTTTGTGGCTGACAAGGCCGCATTCTAAAGGAGGACTAGAACATGGCAGTCCCAATGCGTAGTACTGACTTTCGTTCCATTGTTGAGCCCATTCTTAATGAGGCTTTCGATGGTGTTTATGACCAGCGTGCTGACGAGTGGAAGCAAGTCTTCGTCCAGCAGCAGGGCATTCCCCGCAACTACCACGAAGAGCCGGTTCTGTACGGGTTCGGCGCTGCTCCGGAGCTTCCGGACGGCACCCCGGTCACGTATCAGGCTGGTGGCGTGCTCTTCTTGCAGCGTTACGTCTACAAGGTCTACGGCCTTGCATTCGCGCTCACGAAGGTGCTCGTGGAAGATGGTGACCACATCCGTATCGGCCAGACCTACGCGAAGCATCTCGCGCAGTCGCTGATCGAAACGAAGGAAACCCTCTGCGCCAACGTGCTTAACCGTGCGTTTACCGCTGGCTTCAACGGTGGCGACGGTGTGCCGCTTGTTGCGACGAACCATCCGATTGCGGCTGGTACGTTCAGCAACCAGCTCAACACTCCGGCTGCGTTGTCCCAGACCTCG